AAGCAAGCTTGTAACTCTTTGCGCCGTAGTTTGTCCGGCAGTGCCACCGCTGACTGTAGTCAAGGTAGTCAGGTTGAGCAGCTGAAAACCATCTACACAATTAAGTGTTACATAAGCCGGGTCAAATCCTGTAGGACTTTGGTAATTCCAATCTTGTACATAAAAAGATCCTAGGCTGTAGGTAATGCTGTTAAAGGTTGCAGTCATGCGGATCTTACGCATAGGTTTAATTTTGCCAAAAAGAGGTGATCCAGTATTGGCAGGATTAAAAGTACCTGTTTGATCTACAAATACTATCTTTGCGCTGCCGCCAATAAATGAGTCAGAGGATCTATTAAAGGCACGCCTTATGTAGCATTGTGTTACAAAATCAGTTATATCTACAACATCTGCAGCGGCAGTGCCTAAGACAGATGAATCTAAAGGTGTATTTACATCATCTAGCACAAGAGCCGGATCAAAGGAAGCTCCATTGCTAAAATCTATCTCAGCCTTAAATACTGCCGCCGGCATTATCTACCTAGGTTTGCTAACTGGGTGACTGCACCGGTGCGGTTTAAGTTATACAAAACATCTTGTATAACAGATTGCAATTGACCCTCAGAGATTACAGAGCCTTGCACATTTACAACTACTTTTGTACCCATGCTGCCCATGCGATCTAGTGGGATGACAGCCTCAGCTCCGGCCTCACCAATCAGACCAATTGTCGGTTGAGTTACTATACCGCCGTCTGCAAACTTAGGTATTTCTAAACCTCTAAGAGCAGCTTTTTCTTGTATTGTGCCAATTAAATTTTCTAATCTTTGACTTCTTATTCTTAATTCTAATTCAGGCGGCAAACCTTGAGGTACTGTTGGTCTAGCAGCTATTTTATCAATTAAATTTTCATTGAGTGATTCCATTTTTGCAATTTGTACTTGCAAGGTACTAGCCCCTACTTGTCCCATATCAACTAATTTTTTCTTTGCTACTTCATCAAGTAGTAACAACATTTTGCGTAGCTCATCATTAGCTGCAAAAATTTGTTGCAGGTAAAGCAAAACAGCGGTGGTAGAGATGCCCCATTTCTTAGATAACATGTCAATTTCTTCAGTAGAAATCACACCATCCTCAATAACCTTAAGTACATCTGCGTAGCGTTGCGCTTCATCAACAGCTTTTGCAGTGCCGTCTGATAATTTTTGTAATATCTTTACACGCAACTCATCCTCCGCATTTAATTTACGGCTTAAGGCAGCTTGTAGGTTAATGCGGTCTATGTCAAACATGGACTCAAGCTCTGCCTTTTTCTTATCTAATGCAGCTTGAGCCGCTTTTTCTTTTGTAAGTTTTTTCTGTTTATCTAATGCGGCAGCGGCAAACTTGTCAAACTTAGCTTGCAAAGCTGCTAGTTTTGCGGCAGCGGCTTTTTGTTCCTCTGTTTGCCCTACAGTTTCTTTTGAGCTTTCTGCAATTCTTTTGCCATCCGCTGCTAAAGCCCCAAAGCCGTCTATCCAACCTCCTAATATTGGTATTGATGCAGCTGATCCAAAAAAGAATTTCAAAATTGGGTCACTGCTAATTTTTTTACTTAAACTGCTAAATCTTTCTTGTATTTTATCAACTTTATCAGCTATAGCAATTATTATGTATCCGCCATTTAAGCCAAGCTGTTCAAGCTTTGCACCAAAAACATCTGTAGCATCACTGCTACCAATAATAATTTCTGCCGCTGTAATGAAGCCTTGGCCTAAGTTTTCTTGTGCCTCACCTGCACTAATTTTAAGGTCATCTAATTTTGACCCAAAGGTGCCTGTGGCTCTTTGTGCAGCCCCACCAAACTTAAGAGTCAAGTAATCTGTTATGTCAGCCAATCCCATTTCTTCGGCTGTGACTGCATTGAAACCTAAACCTAATTGGCCTAAAGCTCTAAATTGTCCTCTATTGGCTTTGCCTAAAGCATCTGTAACTGTGAGTAAATCAATTCCTGCGCCTTTACTTGTGTCAATGGCGACACCTAGTAAATTCTGTGCTTTGCCTAAATTACCTGTTGATATAATCAAATTATTTAAGGCAGGTGTTAATTCATCCTCAGTAATGTTTGTAGCTGTTTGTAGATCTGTAATAAAAGTCTTTACGCTGCCTAAAGATCCAAGCTCATTGATTGAGGTAAGAGATTGCTCTATAGATTTGTCTAATCTTTCCTGCTCAAGTGCAGCTCTTACAGATGATTTTGCAAGTCTGTCCAGAGCATAAGCGGATGCAATGCCAGCGGTAACTAAAGCGGCTTTTGTTGCAAACTTGCTTGAGGCTATAACCTTGTCAAAGCCTTTTAACTCTTTAGTGGCTCTTTGCAAACCCTTTTTATCAAACTTAGTAAGAAAGTTAATTACAACATTTTGACTTAGAGCCATTAGTTACCTCTAAATGTTTGCGCTAGATATTTGTTGATAACAGTTTGTATGCCGGCTAAAGCCTGCTCACCTTTTTGAGCTGTAGCTTTGTAAATGACTCTTTTGCCTTTGCCATCTCCGGCAATTGCGCCATGAGCTTGTGAAACTTTGCGAATAAATCCTTCACTAGCATTAGGATTACGGCTAACTCGCCTTGTTTTACCTCTACTCCTAGCAGTACCGCCGCCTGTTAATTCAAAAATGATTCCCGGTACTGATTTATTTACTAAAGCCAAAGCTGTTACCTCAAAATCAGTACCCCTGCCTCTTTGCACTTTAACCTTTGCACTTGTTATCTGTATGCCAGCGACAGCATCCGCTTGTGACCATTGCCATCTTGACTCATTAGTTTTGCCGTAAGTGCGACCTCTATGGTCTTGGTCAAAAGCCCACCCCCATGTAGGTGGATAGTAAGGCTTAGTATCTCTCCAGCCGGGAAATACTTCTGCCGGTATAAAACTTTTGGCTAGTTTTTCTACAGGCTTTATTTGTTTGCGTAATTCTTTTTTAAAAAGTTTTTTTGTATCAGGATTTATGTCCTCTATTTTTTGCATGAGTTCATCAAAACCTTGTACATAAACAGCCTTAAGAGATCTATCGGACTTAAGCTTTACCACTATCTCCGCCTGACTGTCCCTTTTGTTTTTGCATCTTGCTCTACCAATATTGCTTTGATTGCCATATAAATAGCCGGATCAACCTCTAGTAAATCTTTAGGGCTAATACCAGTTCTTACCGACACAGAGGCAATCTCCCATATTTGACCATGCCGGTCTAGCCATTTTTTGCTTCATACAACAAATCAACATCTACAAATTGATTGATGTAATCATCACCAAAAGTTAATTCGGTCTTGCCTAAATCTTTTTCTATACGCCAAGCAAGCCACCACAAATCACTTTCCATTTGTAGTTCACCTAATCTCTTACGCCATCCTGTTTTAAACTCAGCCTCAAAGGCTACTTTCACAGATGGCGTAAGATCATAAGTAATCTTCTTGCCGTCTTTCTTTGTTATTTCAATCTTGTGCATGTCCCACCTTTTCTTTTTAGCTAGTAGCTTTTGTTAAAGCTGTAACTGGAAAAGTTACGCTTGCGGTTGCAGCGGCATCTGTTGATCCTGAAATGGGTGTCCATTGTGTGATCAAACATGACATGCTGTAACTTGGATTTGTAGCTGTGACTGTACCGGTAACTGGAATCAATTTGATTGCCAGTTTTGAACCAATCGCATCTTCAAAAAGACTGTTCACTGAGGCTGCCGCAAAATCATTGAAGATTTCCATGGAAATTGAGCTTACCTCAACCCCCCCGATCATATTCTGAACAGTATCGTTCATGGCTGTGATAGTCACAGCCTCTACTTCTCGGTTTAAGCTTACAGTGCTGACAAATGAAGATATGGTTGATGTACCTACAATGACTGCTACTTTGTTACCCATAAATATGGCCATATTTTTCCTTTCGCTAACCTATCAATTCCACTGAATATTGATAACTTAGGTAATCAATACTAGCGGATGTTATTGTGCCCGGTGATGCAGACACAACTCTTAAAGTTTGCACTGCACCGCTTAGTGTTTTATCAGCCTCAATAGCGGCTTTGATTGAGGTTGAACCGGATGAGCTGAGTAGCCCATCCAATCTTGATTGCCCATCTTTTTCACTCATGCGCCCGACCATAACAATTATATTGCAAGTTGCAGAGTCAAAACCTCTGTTAAGTGTGTAATCATAATTTATAGACAATTGACCAATAACTGCAAAAGCATTATTGGTAGGCACATTTGTAGAGTCAGGAACATAATCCATTACACGCAAGCCTGTGATAGCTGTAAGAGCTGTTTTAAGATTTGTCCTGACTGTACTTGGCACCATTAGGCAATAGCAATCTTTTGATAAGCCCTGACCATTTGTGATACATCTCTGCCTACTGGGGACATGCGTATTACACCAAGGTCACCAAGACCTAAGACACCGCCCGGAGCATCTTTTCGCTTGTATAGATCAGCTGTAAGAATTAAACAAGCTACATTGACATCACTTGGTACAGACGGCCAGCCAAACTTAGCTGTGACTTGTACGCCGGGGCGTAAGCCGTTTTGTGTTAAGCCCGGAAATATAGGCCATGACTCTGTATTAGACACCATTGTTAATTGTGTAAAGGGTCTGCCAAGAGCTGAGGCTGTTAGTGGATCCATAATAAAATCTGTGTTCAAGGTCAATGTTTTTGTGTAAGTGCCGTTGCCGCCCTCATCTACTTTTACAATAAGGCCGCTTGTACTGCTAATGTCATCTGTATAAACAAAAATATCTGAGTACGCTCTATAAAGGCGTATTGTAGCTGCCGTATCTGCATAAAATCTGCGATTAGCAATCTTGTCAATTGAGCGTGATGATGACTCAACTAATTTTTCTAACAAAGTGTC